GGGTCTGTAGTCAATATTAATCTTTCTTCTGTAAATTTTCTAAGCAGTGAACCTAAATTTGTGTCTACTCCGTCTAATTTAGAATATAAATCAGTTAGTTTCTTTTGGTTTTCAGGCGTGGGGTCAGTAATATAATCTAAAGCTTCTTTAGCTGAGCTAATGTATAACTGTTCTTTTTGATACTTTTCTTGTTGTATATCAAAATTAGTCAATGTTCTTCTTTTAGCTAATGCTTGGTTGTAAAGAGTGGCTACATCATCTCTATTGGTAGTAGATAATGAACCTAATAATTGACCGTCTTTACCTTTACCTCTATCAAGGTTAAGTACTTCTAATCCTTTATCTAACTCTTCCACTGTCGTTGCTTGGTTTATTACATTGTTACTTAAGGTTAGTAATACAGCGTTCTTTTCTTGGTTAGTTAAGAAATAAGATTTTTTACCATCTATCTTAGGTAACTCTATTTGAAATTCATCTAGTCCTGACATAAGAAAATCAGTCCCTTCTATTTCCATCATAGTTCTAGCAAAATTAGTAGCTCCTTGTATTTTTTTGTCTTGCCAGTGTTGTGCTCTATTTTGTGCATCTTTAACTTCTTGTTCAATTTTAAACTTGTTAAACACGGCTGAAAAACTACCAGCATACTGTTTATCTTTGCCTTCTAAATCAGGAATAAATTGTGAATAAAAATCATGTAAACTTTGTGGTTCTTTGGTTAAGTTACCTTCAATGTCATATTCACCATAAGGGCTATATTGGTCTTGATTAGTTATAATAGTTTGTATAGTTTCAGCTGCTGCAAACTTACCTAGTTGTGCATTTATAGCTGATTGTGCATATCTAGAAGACAGCTCAGGATGAACGTTATTCATAATGTCATTTTTAATTTCTTCTTCAGATTTACCTGAGGCGTATAACTCTTCCATCTTAATGGTTGCATTATCTTTTACATCTTTCATATATGCTTGACCATATTTTTGCATAGCTGGTGTAAAGCTTGTAGCCAATGTATTGACCACTTGTTGTAGTTCGCTAGTTTTACCTACACTAGGTGCTCCAGCTGTATTACCAAGATATTTATTAGTTACTCTACTTTTATATGCCATGTTATACCTTTTTACCTGTTATTGTTCCTGTTTGATTTGGGTTAAATGGAGAGTTAGCTCCTATTCCATATCCTTTCATAAATGCACGGTCACCAGCGGGAACAGTTAAATAACCAGCACCAGCTGTTGCTATTTGTAATCCAAGTCCTAGTGCGGATGGTTTAGTAACAGGGGGTATTTTATTATAGTTTCTTTGTAGTGCTGTGTAAGAATTAGCTGCTTGTGTATTAAGTTTCATCATGTCAAAACTAAATTCATTTTCTAATTCTACATATTGTATATCTTGTCTAGCTCCAATATCTCTCATAATGTTTATTACATTTCCATACCCACTGTTAAGGGCTGTTGCTCTTTCTTTTGCTAGTTTCTGTTTGTTTTCAAAATTTGCTAAAGCTTTTTCTCTAGCTGCCAATCCTCTTTCAGTTTCTATTTGTTGTAAATCATTTAAATATGATACGTTAGCAGATTCTATCGCTTGTTGATTTGCAGCTTCCTGTGCTTTTGCTTGTGCTTTTTGGGCTTGATAACCCTGTATAGATTGCATTACTGACATTACTGCCATTGCTTCAGCTACGCCACACATATTATCTCCTTCATCATTAAATAGAATGGCATTTTACCTTTGCCATATTGTTCCTCTCGTCTTATTGTTTTAAATCCTAAATACCTAAGCCACTTAATAGACTTGTCATTTCTAACATCTACATAGTTAAATAAATATTTATAACCTTTTCCCATTTGTGCCACCCATTCAGGTGACTGTTTTATAAATTCTTTCTTGTAATTAAATAACTCATCACTAGATAGTAACCAAGCTACACCATAGTCACGGTCTAACGTTGGTACACTACCAAACATTCCTACAACATATTCTTCTTCTGTTCCTATGACACTCCATGTTCTATGTCCTTTTTCTTGGAAAGGTGTCATAAGAGCCTCAGCAGCCCCTATGTTATCTGACGCTTTGATTTCATCTCTGTCTGCTTGCCTCATCTTAGGCGCAAGAAACGCTATGTCTGCTGATATTGCCCGCCTCACATGTGCCATCTATATTCTCCTAGAACGTCTGTGGTAGTAACCTTCCACTTCAGCACTAGGAATAAACATAGGTAAGTGTGAGCTACTCTTTATATCTAATGTAAATAATGTATTTCTACTTTGTACAGGAACAATAATAGTACCTGACGAAATCGCTGGGTTATCCACTGCTCCTGATAAACCAATAATATAACCATTCATAAATGTGGTATATGTATCTCTATTCTCAGGTGTTACTTCTACTTGGAAGAATCCACTGTTTTCATAGTCAAATGATATAGTACGTATCTGATACCTACCTGAAGTAACAGCTATAGCCCCTTGTCCTGAAGCTTCTCTTACGTACTGTGGTGACAGTGTATATTTAGATTCATAAGGCACACCTATAATTAAACTAGTGTGGTTGCCTTGTATTGTATATGTTGAACCTGTGGTATTCGTGGCTGTGTAATTAGCTCCTGTGGAAGCGTTTACAGCTATTAATCCTGTCTTAGCTCCATATGGGCTAGTAAATGTAGTAAGGTCAGTGCCTGAATCATAAGTACCAGTTACTGTCGTTTTAAGGTCTACATAAACATTATGACCTATGGTTGAATCTGCTAAGTCTTGTAAGTCAATACGTAGTAACTTTGTGTCTGTTCCTTCTACTACAAATAGGTATACAAAACTACGGTCTACCATACCACCTATTATTTTAACATTGTCTAGTTGCCATTTAGACCACGCTGTTTGTACTTTCTCACCTCTATCAAAGAAGTATTTGTACATATACATTGTGTTGGCATTGGTAGGTGATACAGCTGTTCCTGTAGTGTATGGTGCTGTCTGAGTATCAGCTGTATCTGAACACAGCACTATCAAAGAATCTTCTGTTGTGTTACTTAATATTGAATAAGCGTTGTCAGGTATCAAAGTTTGTACCGCAACAGTAACATCTAAACCGTCGTTAGTTAGTGTATCATTGTCTGAATAATATTCTCTTACTGCTGTGTTTGCATTACGTACTTGTGAGAAGTAAGCATATCTACCTGAAGATACAGGTGTTACATTGGCATTGTGTGAGAATGTTGATACTTCATTCAACACAGCTGAGGTCGGGGTAATTGTCTCAGCTGCTGAAGCGAGTTTATACTGTGATGTGTCGGAGAATAACAGTAAGGTCTCGTTGAATGATATTGAATTTCTTAATACGTTTACAGTTGTACCTGAAGCTGCAACATCTATAACATCTGTATCTAATACTTGTGTTACTGTAGTTGCAAAGAAATTAAAGTAATCAGCATTACCTGATAATACTAAGTTCTCTCCAGCTAATATACCTAGTCTATTTTTATAGAATGTAAGGTTCTGTATTGTTTGTCCTACAAATGTAGGGTCAGGGTTTGTTGTTTCATCCCCAGCGTCTCTTTCTGTATAGCTTTGTTTAGCAAAAGTAAATGTCCCATCATTGTTGTTAATAAGAGCGTGTGGCATAGTAGCATCATTAAGACCTGTACTTGTGTTAGGTGCTATACATTCTTCCCAAACACCATTGCCTACATAGTTAACATAGTAATCTGATGTTGTATCACCAGCGTCACCTGTTACTTTAATCTTATCATTTAACTTTGCATAGTAAGGTAGCTTAGTAAAATCTTGTATCTCATCTTTAACAGCATACAGCTCACTGTTGCCAGCACCATCATGTGTCTCCACTGTGTAACTAGCGTTTTGGTCTACTACATAACCACGCAGTGCAGACTGGTGTTCTGTAAATGTAAACTCAGCTGTGACTGCTGAATAACTGCTTAAGCCTTGTGTTGTAGTTAGTGTTGCATCATTATCTGCTCTAGTTAATTTAAACTCTATACTAGAAGAGGCATCCCAATAAGTACTACTTGTACCATATCTAAAGATATCTATTAGCTTTGCTGTGTCTCTAAACTGTGTGTCATGGTTAGCATCACTACCATCAGGCATTTGTATGATTGCATTGATACCGTAAGGTAAATCAGGGTGAGTAAGATGTATTGCATACTCTCTACCAAAGTTAGTCACCTTAAACACTACATAAAAGTATTCTACTTTAGCTGCTGTAGTTGAGCCACTTTGTGCTGGTGTTATAGATTTGTTAGATACAAAAGTATAGTCAGCAATGTTAACCATCTTGAGGTCATCTTTAGGATTGGCGGTGGTAAGATAAGATGTACCATCAGGATAACTTACAGTCTTCTCATTACCTTGTAAGTCAAAAACTTTTACCCCACCGTTGTAAAATGCAACAATGTACTTATTGTTCTCATCTCTTTGTATGCTCCATATCTTTGTAGTGTTAGGAAACACGTTTGTAGCATCTAGTGTAGCTATGTATTCTGATGGTGGGCGTTTGCCTAAGCCTTTGATTATATTGTTTTGACAATTAATCTGTTCTTCACCTTGATTAATACCACGTTGGGTAGGTGTTTGTTGGCTTATACCATTCAGAAAGTTAGGTATCGACTGAGAAACTACTGCCATTAATAAGTCCTTCTAGGTGGTCTGTTAATTATAGAATATGTATTTGCATCACCTTCTAGTATGTTTACATCTTCACTTCTAGAATCAGATTGCTTAAAGTTATTGTAAGCTTCCTGTTCATCTATGCTCATTAACTCAGATAAACCAGCATCACCAATAAATCTAGCCGCAAAACGTCTAGCTGCTTTTACTGTAATATAGCGTCTAGCGTATTCAGGTAGTTGTTCAAATTGTTGTATCAGTACAACATCTAATGGTGGGACGATTGTAAAAACGTCTGTGTGGTTATCCATGTCATACAGTTTACCATCACGTATAACTACGTTTTGATACCTGTGTGTTGCGTGAGCGTCAGCTTGGACGCAGTTGGAAGGTAATGGAATCTTACTATCATCATCTATTGAGTAAGTTACATTGTATTCTGTGTTAAAGTTCCAGCCTTCACTTTGTACAGAAAGGCTAGTTTCATCTAAGATATTTATAGCGACAGATACATCTACGTTTGTTACGCCGCTAATTGAGTTAACAGGTGCTTCTCCAATAGCAGAGAGCATAGTGTTGATAGCTTGTAACTCGGTAGTTGGTGTTATTTGTGTTGCCATAATTTCCTCAGTAAAGAGGGGACAGCATAAGCCATCCCCTCAAGGTTAAGTATAAGAAACGATTAAGCTTCTTTAATACCTACAGCTGCTTCAGGTCTGAGCACGCCGTGACCCATAGCATATTTAGCTACCATCAATGTACCTTGACGTCTTATGTCATATTCCATTTCAGTTGCTAAGTCCATGAGCTTAACAGTACCAGCTGCTGAAGGGTGACAAACTAGAGCAACATAGTTAGCTAAGTTAACTTGTTGTGGGTTTGAACCACCAGCTGTAGCAGAACCGCCATCAACGTTTGTTGAAGCTGAGAAGTCTGAAGCCACAAAGTGTGGTGTTGGTACTAATTCAATACCAGCAATCTTCAATACTCTACCTTCAGCAATAGAACCTTGACCACTAAAGTCAACATTCACAGCGTTAGTAGCGTTTGCTAATTTGTAATACTCTTCAAGTCTGATGAAGCACTTACGTCCTTCTCTTGGCACATAGTTAGCGTCAAGTTGTTTTGCAGCGTTGAAAAGTTCGTCAATCACAGCGTTAGCAGCTGTAGAAGCTGTAGCACTAGCGATTGAAGTGTTTGTTAACACAGTTCCTGAAGCATAGCCTGAATCAGCTACGTTTGCAGAAGCTTGTGCTGCTTGTCCGATTGTTTGTAGAATGTGCTTATCTTTTTGGAAAGCCAATGCTCTACCGATTTCGGATGAATAAGAACCTCTAACATCATAATGATTCTTTGCTTCTTCTATGTTAGAAAGAAAGACAGAAGATATCAATAAGTCATTGATTGTTATGATTTTCTCGTTGTGGTTTACGTCACTACCAGTGATTTCTGTACCAGCTGTATGATAAGAAGCGTCAATTCTGCCCATTACAGGGAATTGTGCACTTTTACCATTACTGATTGTACGGACAGTTTCAGCTCCTTGAGTTACTGAAGCACGTTCAAATGAAGTTAAAACTTCGCCTGAAAATACTTTAAGAAATAGAGCGTCTTCTGAACCACCAGTGTTGATTTTACCGACAGATACTGGACTAGCATTTGCCATAATAAATCTCCTTTGGTTATAGTTTAGTTGTTGTTGAACGCCTCTAAGTTTCGTCCCCAAGATTGTCTTCCGCAGAAGGTCAAGTTACTACTACTTGTTGGCAGCTGCCATCTAACGAGATAGCACAGCTATTAGCACTTCCATTTACGTAAAGCTAGAGCCTTACGTGTTGGCTTTCCATTTGGTTTTTTCATTGCACCTTTAACACCACTCATTCTTGCACAGAAACTTTTACGTCTCCCAGCTGCTTTAGAACCTCTTTTAACTTTTCCTGTTACAGGTGCTTTGAGGTTAGCCCCAGTCTTACGTTTGTAATAACGTCTACCAGCGGCATTTAAACCGCCACTAGGGCTTTGGTGTTTCTTTGCTGGCATTTACTTTTTCTTCCTCACTGTTTTCTTTTTAGGAAAACCAGCTTTCATATTAGAATAAGCTTTCTTACTGATTGTAGATTTAGACTTAGGTCTGCTTGTACCAGCTTTCTT